ATTTCTAAATCCTCCTGTATAAGGCTATTAATGTCTCTTCATCATTAGATTTAATTATTAAATATTTATTGCCAGATACTGAATCGAACCAATATGCAGTCATTTCATCAGGAGCTAGTGTTGGTTGTGTATCTGATTTGTATACATTTATTTGAACTTGAGCAATTGGAATAACTGATCCACCAATATCGACAGAATGAAATAAGGCATCGGTGTTATCAACTATGGCCGAATATAAAATACTATTTTCTTCATCGTATTCATTTTTAATAATTGATATTTTTTTATCGCTATCTAAATCAGAATAAAAATTCATTCTAATATTATTAATGATTGATGAATCTTTGATCGGCGGATATATCCAACCTTTCAACGTAAAATCAATATCAAATCTTATTACTCTCCAAGAATTATCATCGAATTCAGTTTCAAAATTTGGTGAACAGCCTTGATAAACGATTGGAATCGATGATTCAATATTTAATTCTGGAATTTCTTTGACCGTAACATGATAATCTGGTTGAAAAAAACATAATATTTGCTCAACTATTTGAAACATATCATCAATATATTTTGTCCAAATAGACAATTGAAAGCTGAAGTTAAATGGTCTACCAACCATGATATCAGTTTCTGTAAATGTTGTTGAATCAATTTGTCCTTTTCTTTTGTGAAGAGGATTTAAAGGTCTCATATTATCAAATTCAATATTATTACTCAATACATATGATAATCTCGGCAATATTGATCCAATCTGATATTGCCCCGAAGCATTTGAATGAACACTATTTAATTCATATCTCGTTCTATCTTTTGAAGCAAATGTGATTGGAACTTTAATATCCTTAACAATATTTCCGGCGCTATCCGATCTAATAACATGAACATCATTAAACAAAGATCCAAATGCAACAATATATTTTCTAATAACATTGTGATAAAATGCATTGTGTCCTAACATAATTAAAATTTCCTATTCGGCAAAAGAGCCTTAATCCAAGTCCACTCAAATGGATTGAGCGATGTTGATGTGTCTTGTGGAATATTATTAGTTGAATTATTATAAACAATGCTAACTGGTGGTTTAGATTCAACATTTTGTGTTATTTGTGTTGGTTGTTTGGCATTATTTGAATTATCAACAACACGTTTAATATTAGTATCTTCAGTTTCTGTTGTATTCATAGATGATGGAAACATCACCGATTTTATCAATTCTTGATCACCCTTATACAAATCACTATTATATAAACTATTTTCTCCACTCAATGTGCTTTTTAAATTTTTATACATTGCTGATGGCGCATTTTTAATAGCACTCCACACCCACGAATCTAAAGCATCTGACGATTCGGCTAATGGTTTTTTATGAGGAGCAAATATTCTAAATCCAAATGCTCCTCGCTTTCTAATAGAACTTTCAATTGATTGTTCGTGATCAGAATATTCTCGGCCTTCACCAAGTGTAATTGCAACATGACCAGCATCATTTGGTTTGTTTGGAGCTTTATTCCAAACAACTAAATATCCAGGAGGTAAATTTCTTACTTGTTCCACTTCGGTGCTCCACAATCCTCCAGTTTTTTCATCCCATCCCAATCTTTCAAATTCTTCAATTGCATTAATTGCTTTTCCACCAGAAAGATAATGATCAACTAATCCAGCTTTCATTAAAGTTGTTTTCACACCAGCATAGCACTTACCAATAGATTTTTTTATATTTGCATCTTTACTTCGTTCCCTTGCAACTTTTCCTAACAAATCAGTTTTTGCTGTGCCACCAGAAATTTTATCACCAATTTTTGCAGTCATTGGCTGACTTTTTATAATATCTTTTGGTTGTCCTTTTTGCTGACTTTTGGGAATAGCTCCAGTTTTTGATTTTCCTAATTCTGGAGTTGTATTTCCTTCAATCCAATTAATTATGTCCAAAGAATAATCATATGCTGATGTTGTTACTCCACTTAGTATTCCAAATGCTTTTTTGGCAATATTCTTTCCAACGTCTTTAAATTCATTAAATTTATCAATAATTGATTTTTTTACCGTTGTATATTCTTCGCCGAGCCAATTTTGTAAGGATTTATCAATAACGGTTATTGCATTTATAGCAGTTTCTTTTGCATAATCAAAAGCTTGTCCAGCATATTTTGGAATAGATGTTGTCATGAATTTATAAATCTCTCTATCGTCTAATAATCCAAATGTTAATGCTGATAACATTCCAGCTAAAGAGCTGCCTAATATGCGTCCTGCGCCGGTTATTCCAGTCAAGTCTTTGGAACCACTAATTCTTTCCGCATCAAATGCACCAGATATAGCTCCAAAACCACCTAAAGCCGTTCCACCAAATAATGCTCCGGCGCCAAGCATTGATGATAATTTCAATCCAATTGCAGTTCCGGCAATACTCTTAATTAATGATGGCATATTTTTTGTATCTAAACCTCTGCCGCCAATATCATTACCACCGAAACTAAATGAATCTTTAAAGCTTTTTAATATTTTTTCCAATATTGATGTTTGTTTTTCAGTAGCTTTTTCTTTCTTTTCTTCTCTTTGTTCTTTATAAAAATCTTCTTCTTCACGCTTTTTATCGTCTTCATCACTCTTAACTAATTCACGAACATCATCGCTTATTTTTTCCAAAACTGAATATGTTTTTTCAAACATATTATCCAATTTTTTAAACATTTCCTTTGAGAAAAATGTTTCAGCTCCATTATTATCATCGAGTGGTATTTGATTATTATTCTGATTATTTTGAGAATTGAACAACTTTCTCATCAGCAGTATTTGATTGTTTGCATTAGAATTTGGAGAAAATAATGATCGCAATGTGCTGGCAAAATCATTGCTATTGTTTAATACCATTGGAAGATTTGAAGAAGCCATTATTTTTGTCCTTTTTTAAGACTCTTTAAAAATCTATCATGCATTGCCGCAAATATTTCCAATTCATAAGGAGCCATATTCTCTATTTCAATTATTGAATAGTCGCCTAGTTTAAGCGTATGTATTAATTCATAATACATATATATACTTACATAACTATAAACTAGACGACATATTCGAAAAAATTCTTTTCGTCTCTCTCAAAAACAGCTTGGCATTTTGGGCATACTTTTCTAATTCTTATAGTCATGCTTATCAATTTTTTCTTTTGCTCAAATATTTTACCAAGTTCAGTGAAAGACAAATTCATAAGAATATTTTCTTTAAATTCATCTGGTGTAAAATTGGTATAAACATGAGGTTTGCCATCATCATCTTTAATGATAACTTTAGATACTGCAAAGCATACTTGATTGCAAAACATTTCTAAATTTTTCTTTTGAAGATATGCTTCATCATCCATAAATTCTATTTCAGCTTCAAGATTATCATCTATATCAGCCAAGTAGTTATAGTAGTCAATTGAAGGAACTTTTAATTCTAATGATAACTTTGAATTAACTTCGCAAAGTGTTTTTGTAACATCACTATTTTTGACCACTAATAGAGAATCTATAGTATCAGATTCTTTAAATATATGATCGCACTGTGTTTCTGTTCCATCTTCGTTCTTAATCATATTATCGCACTGAAAACTATAATTAAACATTTCACCTTTGCTTATGCTTCTAAGCTTTATGCAAAGATACAAAAAGTCAACGGTTGAAATAGTCGAATCGAAAACTATATTTCCATCAACTAAATTGTCTTTTAATATTTGTAAGATATTGACAAACCAAAGCTTTTTGTCTTTTCTTTCTAAAATAGCTTGTAACAGAACCTTTTCCTGAGCTGATTTATAAGACTTGATTTTAATCAATTGTTTCGATTCTGGAAGCTTTATTTCGTGTGTTAATCTATTGTCTACAATTGGAAGCATATATTTTTACCTCAAAATTTAAATATTTTTTTTAATGTTTTGGAAGCCGCATCTTGTAATCTTTGTTTTGTCTTTTGTTGAAGATCTTTATATTTACTAGTGATCTTGGTTTGAAGATCATTTATCCCCGTTTGAATTGGAGCCATTATTGTTTTTTGTGTATTTTTAATTTTATCTCCGAGGGTTGATGATAATGTTGTTCCAAATGAGCTAATTTGTGGCAAACCGGAATTGCCAAAAGTTTTATTTATATCTGTTCCTAATTTGTTTAAAGCATCTCCAATTTGTTTTTCAAATGGATTAAATGAAAGAAAATCTCCACCCAATGGTGAATAATTTCCGTTTCCTTTAGTCATTCCTGGAATAATACCAGAATTACCAGTCACTAATCCATAAGCCTTAGTAATAGAATTGAAATCAGAGGGCGAATAATCACTTTGATAAGCCGCGCCATTGATTATATATTCAGCTCTCAAATATTCGAAGCTTATACTCATTTCTATGAAAGAATCAGTCGTGTTATTATTTAATGAAATATTATTTCGGTTAACTGGATATACATCAACTAGTTTAACCTCAAAAATGTTATTCTTTTTTCGATCCAACATTTTTATTTTCATTGTTCCAGTATAATCGTTGTAATACCCCATTTTGTTTTCATCATTAACAATTAGTTTTTTCCATCGTTCAAAAAAATCCAATAACTTACCTTGAGAATCAAGATAGAAACTTATTGTAAATGGATCATAATCAACATTTCCTGCAATTTTATATTTTCTTGATAACGCAATATATTCCTTTGGAACGATTGTTTCAAAAGGAAAATCGGTTGTTATCGCTAAATATTTGAAAGATGATGTATCAATACCGGATAATTTTTGAGGTGGTTCAATAATAACTTCAAAATAATTTGGTCTGAGTAAATCACTGAATAGACTTTTAAATTCTGTTAAAGACATAATTTTTACCTTTTGAAAAATTTATTAAATATATTTACTTTAATAAATTTAAGGCAAATACGTGGTTGCCGCAATCATATATCTTTCTAAATCCATTATTGTACATGTTTTCGGTTTCTGTTAGATTATCAGCATAATTATTCAATTTGCTCAATTTATGCTTTTGAAATTGCAATCTTGATTTTAATGTTAAATCTGAATTAAAATAAAAATAGTTTGGGATGCTCATTGAAAGATGTTCAAATCCAAGCTGATTGTATAAGTTTCCATTTGACCATCTTCTATTAGCATACGATATGATAGACGAGGGTTTATATGTGTTTATAAAGTATCTTATTAACTTTGATGCTCCACCCACTACAGACGTGTTTAAACAACTGCAGAATCTAATTAATTCATATTCATATTTTTTATTGTATCTCGATTTACCAAAAGTCATAATTGATACTAATTTATCATGATAATATAAACCAATTCTAATACTTGATTTGTCATTACCTTGAAGATGATTATTAATTAAAAATTCAGATTTTTCATTATTAGAAACTTCTTTAATTGTACATTTTCTAGCATGTAATTTATTACTTAAATTTAACTTATTTAAAATAACACTCTTCCAAATTTCTTGTTTATTGATCCACTCATCTTCAAATATATGGAGCAATTGAACATTTTGTCGTTCGCATTCTTCGGTTTTAATCAAATGATAATTCTTTTGTTCGTTTTCATCATTACTATTATTAAACATTGAATGTTTTGATTTACCAAATGAATGAAACATGAGTCCATCATATTCTATTGCTAATTTGTGCTCTGGCATATACAGATCAACTTCTTTTCCATTTAATAATGTTCTATCCTTATTGACTGCTATAATGCCCAAACTCACTATCCAATCATAAATTCTATTTTGTGTTTTTTGTCTGCTAGTCTTAACTTTTTCAGTTATATCAAATTCTTTTCTTTTAACAACTCCATAAGTTAATGAACAACTGAAATAATCACAAAATTCTTCAACTAAGAAATATCCATCTTTAATAAAATTTGATCGAATGTATTCTTCATTCATGTCTGATAAATTGGTAAGATGAATTTGTTGAATGCTATCATTATTATATTTTTTATTATTCGTTTCTTTTATCTTATTTTTGATATCAATTGATGAAGATGGAGCATTTCCGCCGTATTTCTCATTGCATGTTTTCTTGGTTTTTTCTTTAACAACATCAGATTGACACGCATATTTAACACCATATTTTTCTAAACATGTATCTCCTATTTTTGATTTTATCGATTCAACTTTAAAATTGTGATCAACCCCATATTTATCCAAACAAGTTTGTTTCATTTTTTCTCGAATATTATCAATATACGCATTACGATCGCCATATTTTTCGAGTATAGTATCATGAATTTTTATTTGAATAATGGATGATTTTGCTGGATTGTCTACTCCATAATGTTGTTGAGTTGTTATTTTCTTTTTGGTTTTTATTTCTGGACTATTGCACATACATTTTCTAGAGCAATATTGTTTATATCCAGCAACATAATTTTTCAAATGTTTAATATTTCCGCAATAGCACAGTTTTTGAACTATAATATCATTCAATTCTTTATCAATGCAATATATCATTTCATTTATTTTATTAAAAAATGATGGATATTTTGTATCAAATTCTTCAAATAATTTCTTATTAATTGGATTTGATATGATCTTCAATAGATTTTCATGTATTGGGTAAAAAATGATAATTCTTGAAGCAAAATTATCGTAAAACTCTTTTAATATTATTTGTGAATTTTCTTTATTAAACATATTAATATTATATACACGTTTATATTTTTTAAACAAAAAAAGAGGGTAAAAATAATTTTACCCTCTTTATAAGGAGAAAACCGTTATGCCACTCGTTCACGCCAATCATAACTAAACGTTATATTAATCTCCATTGCTGTATCAACATTATCCCAAGATACTGGTGTATCAGGAATAACCTTTGGCCATGCGCCATTTAATTTATAAGTTGCAATAACTTCTCCACTCTGACTATAATGAATAAGATTGCAATTTTTCTTATATTGACTATGATTATTAGCGCCAATGCCCGAATCATTTTCTTTAATAAGATTGTGCCACGCTTCAATTTCATTAAATCCAGCATAGTCTTCATCTAGGATTAAAGTTACTTCCCAATCTGCAAATGTTTTATCACCAGCAAATTTCGCTTCTACACCCTGATACTTTATAGGAATTTCGCCTAATGTTGCTCCTGGAAGAGATGATGATTTAATCAAAAATCGTGCTTTATCGGGAAGTCCTGGAACTTCTACTTCAAATTTATTAGGTCTAGCGCCACCTAAAAAATTAGCTTTGAAATCTTCTATA